CGAATGTCAGTTCAAGATCAGTGGACTCAACAACGTGGGTCTACGATTCTTCACTGTGTACGGCCCTTGGGGTAGACCAGACATGGCACTGTATCAGTTCACTGATGCTATCTGCCATGACGAACCTATCCAAGCATTTAACTATGGCAACATGAAACGAGACTTCACCTATATCGGTGACATCGTTGAAGGAATCAAGATTGCTTTGTTTGCTAATCTACCTACCAATGAGATTTACAATATAGGTAGAGGCAAGCAAGTAGACCTTATGCATTTTATTTCACGCATAGGTAAGGAAGTTGGAAAGGAACCAGAAGTTATTCTGGCACCTAGACATCCTGCTGATACTCTAGAGACTTGGAGTAACACAGGTAAATTGAGAGAATTGGGGTATAAACCCAAAGTGAATATCGAGCAGGGTGTAGAAGCATTTGTTCGATGGTTTAAAGAGTACTATGGATATAAAGGATAAAATATGAACGAAGAAGAAAACACAGAAGAGTTCGATGGTATTGAACTTGATGAAAATGGTGAAATGCCTAAGTTAAGAATGGGTATTGTTGGGCATGGATTTGTAGGGGGTGCGGTGGACTACGCATTCACTCACAAAGACATTGCGAAATTTTATGTAGACCCCAAACACGGTACTACCATTGATGATCTATTGGATTGGCAACCACACATAACATTTGTTTGTGCTCCGACTCCAATGTCTGATAGTGGGTTTGTGGATGCGTCTATTGTAGAAGATGCTGTATTGAAACTCTTGGAGCATACCGAGGGTGGTGTTGTTGTCAAATCAACAATCACACCAGATATTGTGGATCGTCTGTATTCGTCTGTGTTTGAAGATGACATGAAACGATTGACTATCAACCCTGAGTTCCTGACCGAGTCAAATGCCAAGGAGCAGTTTGTGATGGCACCTTATCATGTGATCGGTGGTCATCCTCATGCCTGTCAGGGATTGGCACAACTCTACGAGGTGTACAGTCTGTGTACTGCCAAAGAGTTTCTATTCTGTAGTGGTGTAGAGGCATCATTCATTAAGTATGGTGTAAACTCATATCTCGCAACCAAGGTGACCTTCTTCAACCAACTATACGATGCCATTGACAAGTTTGGTAGCAACTTTCCGACAGTGGTCAATGCTATTGGTAGAGACTCTCGAATTGGTTTGGGTCATACTCGTGTACCGGGATATGATGGTAAACGTGGATTCGGTGGTGCGTGTTTCCCCAAAGACTGTAAGGCATTTACTTTATTCGATAAGGACTTGACTTTAATTGATAAGTGTGTTAATATTAACAACAGTTATAGAAAACAATATGAACTAGATGAACGTGAGGAGTCAAATAATGTCAAGTATGATGGACAAACTAAAGAAGAACAGCAAGATCAAGACAACGGAGATTCTGTCTGATAGCAAGTTCTTTAACGAGAAAGATATGGTGCCAACCGATGTTCCGATGGTGAATGTCGCATTGGCAGGAAGTATTGACGGTGGTGTCACACCGGGACTAACAGTCCTAGCAGGGCCGAGCAAGCACTTCAAGACATCTTTCGCACTGCTTATGGCAGGTGCGTATTTGAAGTCTAAGAAGGATGCTGTAATGTTGTTCTATGATAGTGAGTTTGGTAGTCCCCAATCTTACTTTGAGCAGTTCGGTATTGACACATCACGGGTGTTACACACCCCCATTGCCAATGTCGAGGAACTCAAGTTCGACTTAATTGCACAACTTGAGAACATCGACAGAAAAGATGATGTAATAATTGTCATTGATTCAATTGGTAACCTTGCATCCAAGAAAGAGTTAGAGGATGCGATTAACGAGAAGTCGGTGGCAGATATGTCCCGTGCTAAAGCATTGAAGGGTCTCTTTAGGATGTGTACTCCATATCTGACTATGAAGAATATCCCTATGCTTGCCGTCAACCACACTTATAAGGAAATAGGACTATTCCCCAAAGACATCGTAGGTGGTGGTACTGGTATTTACTACAGTGCCGACAACATCTGGATTCTGGGTCGTAGACAGAACAAGACTGGTACAGAGGTAACAGGTTATGATTTCGTCATTAATGTCGAGAAGTCAAGGTATGTTAAAGAGAAGTCTAAGATACCTATCTCTGTTTCTTGGGAAGGTGGTGTTGAACGTAATAGTGGTCTGTTGGATGTTGCTCTTGCTGGCGGTTATGTTGCTAAACCTTCTAATGGATGGTATTGCCGAGTTGATCGAAGTACTGGAGAGATGGTAGAGGGTAAGGTTCGAGAGAAGGATACTCTGAAGGATGAGTTCTGGGAACCTATCTGGAATGGTACGGACTTCAAAGACTTCCTACAGAAACAGTACTCTATTACCAAAAAATCACTTGTATCAATGGACGATATTGTCAATGAATAATGATATAGAAACCAAGTTGAGTGAAAATGTCCATTATGAGATTATTCCATCCGAAGATAAACACGGGTGGAATATTCGTCTCTTAGAAGAGTTTCCTGAGACTGTCATTGCGTTTGATGTGATCGAACTGGTTGAGAACGAAGAACAGATTAGTTTTAATTTCGGAATTGTTTCAACACCAGACCCTGATTTGACAACAAATGACTTGACTTTACAAGAGTTTACTGGTAGAATACTTACTAGTTTACTGGAAGTTGCAGTTAGTGATGGTACCCTTGTCGCACAAGATAAGGAGACCAATGAGATAATGGCAACTGATGAGATGCACGAAGAAATGGAGTTATATAATGAAGAACATCAATCTGGAACAGACGATACTGAGGAATCTGTTAACCAATGACCCCTACATGCGAAAGGTCGGTGCGTTTCTTACGCCCGACTATTTCCAAGGTGTCTACAAAGGACTGTTTAAAGAAGTAACAAAGTTTGTTGCCAAGTATAACAAACTACCTTCCCTAGAAGCATTCAAGATTGAGATGGACGAGAGTGCATCTGAGATGGGTGATGAGAACTATCGTGGAGCAAATGAACTGCTCCATGATTTGTTCACACCAGAACCTGAGAATCTTGAGTGGTTAATTGAACGCACCGAGAAGTGGTGTCAAGACCGTGCTGTTTTCAATGCGGTGATGGAGTCTATCTCTATCATTGATGGCAAACACGCAACCCTACACAAGAACGCAATCCCTGATGTACTATCTAAGGCATTGGGTGTTACCTTTGATACAAACATCGGTCACGACTATCTGGAGAATGTGGAGGGTCGTTATGACTTCTATCACGAGCAAGAAGAACGCATCTCATTTGACCTTGATATGTTCAACCAGATCACCAAGGGTGGTCTCACCAACAAATCACTGAACATTGCCCTTGCGGGTACTGGTGTTGGTAAGTCTCTGTTCATGTGTCATATGGCGGCATCTGCTCTATCGCAGGGTAGGAACGCACTGTACATTACTATGGAAATGGCAGAAGAGAGAATCGCAGAACGGATTGATGCGAACTTACTTAATGTTGATATCAGTCAGTTGGAACATCTATCTAAGGATATGTTCACCGACAAGGTATCGCAGATTGCCGCAAAGACCCAAGGTAAACTGATCATCAAGGAGTATCCTACTGGTCAAGCAAATACCTCACACTTCCGAGCACTGTTGAATGAGATGAAGTTGAAGAAGAACTTTATCCCTGAGATTATCTTTGTTGATTATCTGAACATCTGTGCGTCTGCCAGAATGAAGGGTATGGGTGGTGCTATCAACTCTTACTCTTACATCAAGAGTATTGCCGAGGAACTGCGTGGACTTGCGGTTGAGTTCAATGTGCCTATTATGTCTGCGACACAGACTACCCGATCTGGTTATGGTAATGATGATGTTGGTCTGGAGGATACTTCTGAGTCGTTCGGTCTACCTGCTACTGCTGACCTGATGTTTGCGTTGATCACTAATGATGAACTAAATAACCTTGGTAAGATCATGGTTAAGCAGTTGAAGAATCGTTACAACGATGCGACTGGAGCAAACCAGAAGTTCACCATCAAAGTTGATCGTAGTAAGATGCGACTGACCGATGATGATGACGAGGAGATGATACCTAGTGCTGACCCTGACAAGGGATGGGACGATAAACCAGTCTTTGATAACAGTTCGTCTGGTCAGAGAATGAAAGCAGAAAACTTTAAAAACTTTAGGATGTAATATGGAATTGTACTGGGGATGGCCCGTTGTCACTACTGTACTAATGTTTTGTTCTTTCTGGTTTGGAAAGATACAGGGATTTGTGGATGGTGAGGACGAGGGACGAGACGAAGGAATCGATCTTGGAAGTAAGGCAACTGCGAGAGTAGTAATGCAGTATATGCGAGAAAAGTACGAGTTGACGATCAGTGATGTTGAAATTGAAGAAGTTGTTGATGGGATAAATATAACGCACCATGAATATGAGGTAATAGAAGATGAGTAAAGAAATAGTTGATATGTATCGTAGTGTAATGGACTTGAGGTTTAACCCACTGAGGTTTATTCCTGACCCTGTCCTACAGGGTTACCTGTTGATGGCACTGTTTGTTATGTGGTC